TTTAATGAGTTGGCAGCATTGCAAGGGCTTTCTAATAGGTTGTTCATTCAAGACACCGAGCCTATTTCCATTCAGTTCAGCGAGAACACGGTTGTGAGCGTAATGACTCAGGAAGAAATACGAGAGAAAATCGGGCTTCCTAAACTTGAGCAACCACTACAAGCAGCTAAGACTTCAAAGAATGAAGACGATATCCTTGTTGAATACTTCAAGAACTGCGGCTCGACAGACTACGAACCCGTAGGAAACGGCAAGGCGTTAAACTTTGAAAGCGAAACCTCCGCAAGACTTCACGAGGAACTCAATAGAAAGTATTGGTTTGCTGAAATCGACCCGTTGGACACAGCTATTCTGAACATCCTAAAAGAGAACCCAGCGACTCCATTCTTGGCAATTGCCGAGCAGCTACAACTTTCAATCGAAAGGGTAATGGCTGGACTTCAAAGATTGAATGAGGCTAACGCTATCAAGATAGCAATAGACGAGGTACTTGATTCTACACAACGAGCGGTAGAAGTAACCAAAGAAGGCGAACGGTTGCTTGAAGAAATACCACCAGTTGAAGAGGAGTTCGTTATTCGTTACGTTTACTCCAAACGCCCCGAAGCAAGCGGTGCGGCTATCATTCCAACTACCCGACAATTCTGCCGCGAACTCGTAACAGAAACAGAAGCTGGTAAGAGTTGGAAGTTGACCGAGATTCAAAACATCGGAGTAAGTCAAAATAGAAACGTATGGATGCGAGGTGGTGGCTTTTGGGGCAAATCATACCATTGCCGCCATTATTGGGAGCAGAAACTTATGAGAATTAAGAAGTAATGGCTAACGTACTATTCATATCAGAGACGTTTCTCAAAGACAATACTTTGCTCCACGAGAATATTGACTTTAAATACTTGCGACCCGTTGTTCTAATGTGTCAAGACATACACATTCAGCATAAGATTGGCACTACATTATACAACGAACTCAAGACGCAGATAACCAACTCTACTCTAACGGCTGCGAACCTTACACTTTTGGAGGATTACATCCAGCCATCTTTGTTGTATTGGGTTCAAGCCGAAGCACCGACCGCGATAAGCTACAAGTTCTTAAATAAGGGCGTACACCAACAGAGTTCTGAGAACAGTTCAAACGCTTCTTTGGATGAGATTAACTTCATATCCAAGAGGTACAAGGACAAAGCGGAATGGTACACGGAAAGATTGGTTACATTCTTACTGGAAAACGAATCGAGTTATCCAGCTTACGCTAACCCTGACGATGGTCTTGATACTATACAACCCGATACACGAACATACACGACTGGAATGTTCTTAGGGCGTAGACCGAAGTTCATCAGTTTAGAGGATAAATATGAGTACAAACGCAAGTAGAAAGAATCAAGCGAAGCTAAAAGCATATGTACACGCTCAACGAAATACTAACGATAATCGAAACCCAAGCCGCAGCTCATCTACAAGTGAAGCAGTACGGTCAGGGGGACGTTTGGGAAATCAACCCGAAGGAACTTGACTATTTAGTTCTGTGGGCAATCGAAGAGAGCGTTGTTCTAAGCGAGAGGACATTGACCTACAACATCCGACTATTGGCAATGGATAGGGTTCTTCCGGGTGAAGAGAACGAGCAAGAAGTAATGAGCGACACTATACAAGTTTTACTTGACTTCGTGGCGTACTTCAGACAACTACACACCACAGAATTAAGCATTCAAACGAGCGTTACGCTTGAACCATTTACCGAGCGATTTGATGACAAGGTAAGCGGACATTCTTGCGTTTTATCTATCACACAACCATACGACTACAACAAGTGTCAAATACCTAACTAAAATGACAGAATCACAAAAACTAATCGGAACACGAGGCTGCAAAGTTCTAACTGGAACGGGAGCGCAAACATCGCTAAAAGGCTATTCAATAATCGTGCAAGAAGACACGGTAATAACAACATTTGAAGTGGATGGTGTTGATAACCTTGCTGCCTTTGGGCTTTCGGGTGCAACGCTTAAAGCTGGAGCGTACATTGTAGTTCCTTCTGGCGATGCTATTACAGCTATTACAATGTCAAGCGGTAGCGTTATCATCTACAACCAATGATAGGAGTAGGCAAAATAGGAATTGCCGCAAGTCGTGGAGGTGCTGGAACACCTCCGAATCCTGACTTTGTAACCGTTTGGAATGTTGCGAGTGATGGCGAAACGGTAACTCTACCCTTGAAGAGTGGTGGCGTGTATAGCGGTACTATTGATTGGGGAGATTCATCTACATCCCCATTAAGCTACGCCAACCAAGCGCATACTTACACAACTGCTGGAACGTACACCATTACCATTAGCGGAGATAGTTTAGCTGGTTGGGCGTTTCAAAATGCAGGAGACAAACTAAAGATTACCGAAATTTCCAATTGGGGACTATTTGAGTTTACCGACATCAGAACATTTCAAGGTTGCGCAAATATGGACATCACAGCAACGGATGTACCAACTATTTCTACTACCAACTTTACGAGTAACTTCTTTAACTGCGATGGAATAACAACGGTTCAGAATTGGAGCGGTTGGGATATGAGCGGAGTTACTAATTACTCGCAATGCTTCAAAGACAATAGTGCATTTAACGGCAGTCTTGGAAATTGGGTACACTCTTCTGTTACGAGAGTCGATAAGATGTTTAACAACGCTACATCATTTAATGGCAATTTGAACACTTGGGATGTTAGCGCAGTTACAACTTGGACAGAGTTCGCAAGAGGTGCTACTTCATTTAATGGAGATGTAAGCGGTTGGACACCTTCGGGAGCAATGACTTCTGCATTCCAAACGTGTTCGTCATTTACGGGAATTGGATTAGACACTTGGGACACAAGTGGAGTTACTTCAATGTTTGCGTTACTCAACGGAACACAAGTCAACGCAGATATAAGTGGATGGAATACTTCACTTGTAACGAATATGAGTTCGATGTTTAGGAACAATAACGCTTTCGACCAAGACATTAGCAGTTGGGACATCAACCAAGTAACCAATTTTGCCTCATTTATGACATCGGCAAGTGGGTTATCAACTTCAAATTACGATGCTCTACTTGTGGCGTGGGAGGCGCAATCACCACAAACTGGAATTACGGTTGACTTCGGAGGGTCAACTTACACGAGTGGAAGTGCGGCAGCTACGGCAAAGGCATCACTTCAATCGACCTATTCGTGGATTATTACAGATGGCGGAGCAGTTTAAACTAAAGAAATGAACGAGATTAACAAACCAGCAGAGCGCACCTATTGGATAGCGTGGACAGATATAAATGAAGATGCTGTTCAAGGCTACGGATGGACTGACCCGAATCAAGTAACAACTTCACCTTTTCCTTTGTGGTCAACAACAGATGAAGCTGAGTGGATAGCTATGTTGGAATTTTACGGAACAACTCCTGATTTAACTCTTATATAATGGACGCAATTTTAGAGGCACTTGCGAGTTATGGAATCGCTGGAATCTTTCTTGCTGTTTTGGTTTACTATTTGAACAAACTGACCGACATCCATCGAGAAGAAAGGAAAGATTGGCAAGTTGCAAATGACAAGCACGTAGAGAAGTTCAGCGATGTAATAGCCGAGAACACTAAAGCATTGGTTGAGATGAGGGGCGAACTGAAAGAGAACCGTTGCAAAATGTGAAATGGTGCGCTATTGCACCGAGAGAATGTGATTGTAAAGATGGAACAAACTGCGAAGAAAAAGACAAGACCAAGCGCGGCAAAGTTAGCCGCAGAAGTGATAAAGGAGTTCGAAGGGTTTGAAAGCAAGCCTTATTTATGCCCAGCTAACATTCCGACCATAGGTTACGGTAATACAATGTATCCGAATGGCGAAAGGGTAACGATGGATGACTCTGAGATAACCGAAGAACAAGCTACGGAGATGCTTATGGATACCATCAAAACCGTAGAGAAGCAAGTGAAAAACGTAGTGGAGGTCAAACTTCCAGCTCATAAGTTAGCTGCTCTAATTTCGTTTACTTATAACGTAGGTATTGGCAACTTTTCAAACTCCACTCTTTTGGCTTGGTTAAATTCAAACCCTGACTTTGCTCGGATTCCTGAGCAGTTCCGCAGATGGAATAAAGGAGGCGGCAAGGTTCTGAAAGGTTTGGTTCGTAGAAGAGAAGCAGAGGTTGCTCTATGGATTGGCGAGGTCAGCTAATTACCGTTATTCTTGCGTTTATATTGGGCATTATCGTAGCTTGGAAAGGTTGCGAGAGCGAACCAATTACCAAAGTAGTTGAGAAGCCAGTCCCGACTATTGAATATGTAGAGAGATGGCGCACAGACACGGTTCGTTTCGTTTCTAAGCAAGTAGTTACTCGATATGATACAATCTACTCCGAAAGAGTGGTTAATCGCTTAGACACGTTATTATTGATAGATACGGTTAAGATAGTAGAAGCGTGGTTAAGTGAGGTTGC